CACATGGTTTGCATATGCATAAAACCCCGGGACGCCCCCATACTTGTCCAACAACGCACGCGCCTTCGCGACGCGTAGCATCCGACGCTGTATCTCAGTGCGCCCAAAGCACGGCACCAGCCAGGCTTTAAGTACAGCCCGCTGAATGTTCGGCATAATAACGAACTCACCATGCACACACCCCGCAACGCTCCCCACAAACGGGCAAGCGTCGCTGTCAATGTGGCCAATAGCCTCCAGTTTGAATTCACGACCAAGACGGCTGGCCGCGCGTGGCAGACAACCCGTATCATTAATGAGTTGCTCCACGCGTTTATGGTGACATCTGCGAAATGCGATAATGCTGTCGTCACCCTCGGCGATGAACACCCGGTCGCAAGCCGGAATGTCCAGGAAGACCGTGCACAAAATATACATATTAAAGATACTGACGAACCAGTTCAGCGACGAGGTAAAAGAGACCCCCGAAGCCAGACCACTACTTTCACCCGTAACCTTAAAATATTTAGTGTTATAATTGACCTGTTTTCGGAGATAACAGGCGCGCACGCCAGGCGGTATAAACCCGGTTATAGTCTCAACTGCACGCAGGTAGTTCTCTCTGTCACAAAGATGGACATGGCGATCGCGAGCCACATCGTCTATCGACAAGAAAGAAAAATTATCACCTAGTAATTGTCCTGCCCAGACCAACGCATCGGCACGTGATTGGCCATCCCTTCCTTTAACGGTTGGGCAGCGCAAAATGTGTTGCTCAAATGCATGATCATACGGCCGGCACATCACAACTTCCTCAGTAGGACAGTTGACGATGCAGCGTGGCATCTTGCCGGTCTTCATCACTTCCACTTTGACGAAAATCGACGCCTTCTGCAATATACTGTAGATGATGAGGAAAGCCCCGTTCCAAAGGGCCTTTAGCGCACGCAAATAATTGTTGTACTTGCGGTTGTCACCACTGGTGCGTTTATCCTCCAAGAGGTCCTCCCCGCTAATAATTCTAGTCAACTGCGGCACCACGCCAACAGCGTCCAGACCGCCTGATTCAAAGTCCTCCAAAAATAGACGATGATCGTGTGGTCCAGACCCGTCCGGGCCGGGAGCTGGATCCAGATTTCTTGCTACTGCTGCCCTAAGATTGGCTTCGTTGTCCGGTTCATAAACCAGCGCTCGAGGCGCACCGACTAACTCTTCGGATAAACTCGACAACACTGGCCCTACCACAACCGCCCCGATTCGACCATTCCGCGATAGTGGAACAGTCCGGTGCGGGGTGATTTTCAGCCGCTTGCAATCTTCAGTCTCGCTCACCACGCTCGACATCACAAGATCACAAGGGCGTAGTAGTGACCGTCAGTAGCCCGCCGCCCGGCTCCGCAAGAGGAGCCGGGTGCAGACCACAGCGAAAACCAACCAACCGAAGCCGAGAGTTGACACAACAATGCCGACTCCCAGCCCGATCAGCCCCCAGTACTTCACGGCGGTAATAATTGCCGCGAACCAACAACCAAAGCACAGGACCGCAACCGACAGTATCAACCCTGCCGCCGCAATATCCAATACTTGGCCCAAGTGTTTTGGCCCAGTGCGTAGCGCCCTGCGTACCGCGACGATAAAACCGTACCACGAACGCCTGCCGACAAAACCCGTCTCCTCTAAGATGGGCCCGGCTTCTACGACACTACTTATGTCTTCTTCAGAACGACTCTTGGCCACGCTAGACACCTCGTTACAAAACTTGAGCAAATAGTGCTCAACCACCCGCAGACGATGCTCGCCTGGGACGACGCCGTTGAGCAGACCGTTAAAACAAAAACGGAAGCGCATAGCGTTCGGCGATGTTACTGCCGTACCATACACGCGTTCTACGTCAGGCAACCCGACGTAGTCTTCCCAACTGTGCAGCTCACGTGGTGCCGCGGCGATTACAGGCGGAGCAAGCTTCGACGCCTGAAAATCGGCCGCATCAGGATCCAGTTTTACTGGTGAACTTGCGGGTTGCGAAACCCGACAGTCCAAAACTGCCATACCGTAGGGCAGCGCCGTCGTTCCCGAAAACAACGACTTGAAACCGTAGCGACGTAACAACTCGGCCGGTTCCGGGTGGACGTAGTCATCATTCGGCGTTTCAGCTTGGTTCGTCACTGTGTGTTTCAACAAACCATCCTCTTGCACCTCAATGGACATCTCCCCCGGTACTCCTCCGAAACTCGAGTCGTGTTGCCACCCGATCACTATGAGGACTCCTTTCGCCCGTTCGACAGCCCTGACCACTTCATCCAAGTGGTAGACATCTTGGGCCACGACGACCATACCATCCCCAATCTCGCAGTTCGAGCAGCTCCCCAAAGTCTGGCACTTACAACGGTTGCTAGCGGGGTACATAGATTTCTCCCACCGCATCGCATCGTTTTCGACCAGCTGAGGGTATGTGGCCCGATCAGCGAAGATCCCGCGAGTCCCCGCGCAATACTCCAGGTCCGGCGAACCGTAGTCCTGGCGTATCACATAGGTCGCATCATACATCAACATGTCCCGTGTCATATTGCACACCGGGTGACCCGACGTATTCTGCTTCCCCTGCTTGCACGAGATGTAGCCCCTCCGGAGGGCTCCGGCGTAATTGCTTAACATGGCATCCTTGATCGCCGGTAGGCGGAACACGCTCTGATAACGTCCATCAGTGCGCTGTACCACCTGCAAGGTCGCCATGGCTCCGTTGAG